CTTTACTACCTGCTTTCTTTTTCTTGGCAGCAGTAGCAGCTCTTTCAGCCTTTGTTAATGATTGCGCTTTTGCTCTAGGAAGACATCTATCTGGGTTCTTTTTATTTTTAGAAGTACCACATGGACCTGCTATATCTCCAGAAGTAGTTATTCTTACCCAGTCTTCTTTTTTAAACCAATCACGTAATGACTCTCTTATAAGCTCTCTCATAAAAGCTTGCATATCGGGTGATATTTTTTTCTTTTTAGCCATTACATTTTACCAGACATTTCAGCTAAAGCTCTAATTATTAACCCTGCTAGAACTGTAAAGATGATCCATAGAGCTTTTGATACTCCGTCTTTCCATCTTTTAAGTTCAGATAATTCAGCTAATTTAATTTGAAAGTCTCTTTCACCTGCCTGCATATCTTGTCTGAATTCTGTATTTTTATTTGTGTTTACAATAACTCCATTATCTGGGTTGAGTAAAGTATACTTTAAGTCTGATATATCTTCTTTTAAATTTTCCATGTCTTTTTGCATTTGCTTTAACTCACCGTTAGGCATATGCGATTTAATATGAGAAATCTCAGAAAGAACAGATTCTAGGAGCTGTTTTTGAGTCATTACTTTAAATAGGTTTTATATATAAATATACCTATTTTATGTGTTCAGAAAGATGAGTAATATACTGACGTACGTTTTTAAGAATTTCTTTATCTTTATTGGAATTAGATTTCCAATCTTCTACGTCTCCAGCTTCAGTTACAAAGGTATCTTTAGTATTTACTAAGTCTACAGCCCATTGTTCAACATCATTTGCAAATGCTTTCATATTTCCTTGCATCATACGTTTTTCATATTGCTCGTATAATCCGGCTTTTCGTAAATCTGCTTCCATTTCTACGGTACAAGGATCAAAACAAAACCCGTGTATTTTATACATTTTTTTAGCAAGATGGTGTTTCATAGGTCCACCGCAATTAGGACACCTTAGGGGTATACGAACTGCTTTTTTAGCAGCATCTAACTTAGTTATATTTTGCTTAAGACCGTTCTTAATAGTCCACTGTTTACCTCCTTCTTCCCAAATATCCCCTTCTTTATACTTTTTAGAAGATCTTTTATAACCGGCTTGTTGTTTAGTTTTAGAAGTAAAATCCTTATTAACTAAATTCCTAACTCGCTGTACGTCTGATCTTTTAAATTCTTTTTTAAGTAATGATTCATTACTCATAACCAAGTTCTTTTAACTTATTAATAACAGTTGTTACATCTCCGTCTTTACATCTTATAGCTATCCCTCCACTTGCAGCCCACTCATTTATATTAGATTTTTTATCATCTATAAGAATACTGTTTTCATTTGCGTATCTTTGTTTATCTTTAGAGTATGCAAATATGACTTTAGGTTTAGGATTAAGATGATTTTTAACCCAAATATTTTTACCTAATCTAGAGTTATTATCTCTAGAAGGAGAAGTGAGTAAATCAGGGTTATATGGAGAAATAAAATTCCATAGTTGTTGTCCTTGAGGCATCCAAGGCATTCCAGCCCAGAATTTAACTCCTACTTCAACATCTATCAAATTCCAAAATCCTGCTGTACCGTATTTATTCTCATACTCTTTAGGAGTCATGCCTGAATAGTGGTCAAATCGAGATTCGAAATCAGTCAGTACTCCGTCCATATCACAGTATATCTTATATGGTGGTACTTCTTTTTGTTCCGGTAGAGGATACGCCTCTAATAAATCTACTATACTATCACTCATAATTTGTTCCAATTTTTTTCTTCTGCTGTAGCAGCTAATTCATATGGGTGATTATTGTAATCATAGCCCATTTTATAATACCTAGTCATCCACGAAGGAGATTGTAGGTAGTGTTGATATTCATGAATCAACGTCTGTATGATTTGTTTCCTGCTCTTCATTTTAGGATAGTATAAGACTATACTATTAGTTATGTGATCGTACTCTGCATCCGGATTTTCTTCTCCTAATTCACCATCATCCTCTTCTCCGGATAACCTAGCATAAATACTCTTCTCGTATTCGACATACGGAGTACATTCTGCAAATTTACTGTATCCGTACTTTACCTCTATTTTAGGAAATACTTCTTGGACTATTTCTTTTATTTTATTTATATTCATAACCTTTATTATTTATATAAAGATAAGAAAAATAATTCAAAAAAGCAACTAATTTTTAATAGAATCTTCCCAATTTCTAAAAGTTATATTACCTTCTAGATATGCCTCTTTTTCTATTTCAAGTAAATTACTATCCTCATTAGTATTAGTAGTACCTAATTTACCAAGCCTACCTTCTAAATTTTGCTTGTGATGAATCATTTCATGAGCAAAAGATCTCATAACATCTTTAGGATGTCTACCTTCTACATATAATACTACCTCCTTTATGTTAGGATCGTAATAAGCAGTTCTTCCGAAGAAGTTAGAAGATTCTGATATATCTCTTTTAATTTTCACTTCTGGTAGAGGAGTTATGTTCATTCCTTCATCGATCATATACTCTAAGATTGAAGCCATATATGGAGTATAATCAAAGCCTATTTTTTGATCTTCATCTTTATTTCTTATAATAATGTGATCTTGATGAAAACCAATATCATAGTATTGATCTCCTATTACATTTCTTAATCTATTATATAAAGTAACTAACTTAGCTCTATCAGCAGAACGAGTAACGCTTTGAGGAGCTATAGCTGTACCAGATGATCCTTCTTTTTTAATCTTTTTTTCTGATTCAAACATCTCATTTAATTTATTATCGAGATCTTCTTGCATTATTTCAGCTATAATACTTGCTTTTAACATATTCATTATTTTTAAAATCTCATCGTTAGATAATTCTTTTGGGAAAAAATCTAAAACCTCATCTAAATTACCTGATAGTATAGCTTTTCTAAAATCTGTAGCTCTAACGTTGGAATCCTTTCCTGAAGGAATAACTAATCCTTCTACATTGTCTCTATTTTTATAAGTTGTAACTCTTTTTAAATCTGGGAGATCGTCTTCTGATCTAATACCTGTTACTGCGTAGAATTGATCTTGAGGATTTGCTTTAGCATAATCTTTAGAAGCAAACATAGGATTTTTTTCTCCATCCATTATCTCCACCCCAGGAAGATATTTAGCGTAAATCCTCCATACAGCCATCGACTCTTCCTTTGTTATCCCGTTTCTCTCACCACCTCCGATAAAAAGTAATACCTTATTAATAGGTTGTAATTCATCCGGCTGACCCTCTAAAGCACCTATACCGGCTTCTGCATAAGAATCAATATCATATACCTTACCGCCATGATTACCATTAAGAAGGCTTTTTACGACTTCAAAATGACCTCTATGAGGTGGTTTAAATGCTCCTGGGTATAATGCTATCATTTTAAAAATTCCTGTACTTTTTTATCTATTTCTGCTACATCAGAGTGTTTAAGTTCTTCTTGAAACTCTCTATCAACCAACATATCTGCAATGTCTGTTAAGACCTGTCTTTCTCTTTCTTTATTACTATTATATCTTCTTTCAATAGTAGCTATTTTACTTCTCATTTTTACATCACCAGGGCCGGTGCCGTTTTTATCATAAAATTTAACCCAGTATTTTTTAAGCTCTTTTACCATAGATTCATTCTCTCTATCGAATTCTATATCTGTCATTTCTTGATTAAACGCCTGGATAGCTTCTTCTGATGGAAGTTCGTAGTCTGTTCTAAATGTAGAACCAAAAGCATCTTTGCCTCCGTTTTGCTCCATATAGTCTTCTAAGTAATTAGTAACTCCTTCTACTCCTCTCTCTGCTGCTTTATTAAATCCTTCTACCTCTTTTGCGAACTTATTATTTCGCATGTTGATAGATAAAGAAAAATTATCTCCAAGCATATCTTTATAACGTCCAATTAAATCATAAACATTACGCCAAGTAGAGAATACAGCTGATTTAGGTACTCTTCTCTGTCTAGAAAAATTATTTATGAAAGCAATCATAGGATGAGTGTATACCATAATCATGTATACATCGTATCCTTTATCTAATAAGTTTTGTACTTTAGAAGGATTAGATGCTGTAGTATCCCAAATAAGAGATTTACCTGTTTCCGCTGCTGCTGCTACGTCTTTGTCTACTTGGCCGCTGGCTGCGGACAGATTGTTGTGGTACGGATGATCTGGATCTTCCACGTACTTGTCTGGGTTGAACATTGGTAGGCTGATTAGTCCTAGTTGATTGATTAGGAATGACTTGCCTGCTCCTGCTCCTCCTGCCATTACTATAGCTTTGGGTTTTGACTCGTTTTGTTCTTTTATTAGATCTAGTAGTTTGATCATTTCTATTTAAATTTAATATATTTGTTCTATTATTATAAATAGATGAGGTTCTTGCTCTATATCCATTTACATAATTTACATTAGTTCTTCTAAAGTACGGGTTATAGTAGTTCCAATACCTATAGGGTCTATTCCATCTATTCCAATACCAGTTATTATTTGGATAGTACCAATTCCATCTGTTCCAATATGAACTATAACCTAAGTAGGGATTGTAGAAATTATACCTATTACCAAACATAGGATCACTCCAAATAAAAGGTTGATTAAAGCTATATAAAGAAAAATTATAATTAATAGTATTCACTCTATAATCGCTAGATCTATAGATTCCATCTACTTGAGCAGCATGATTTAAAGTAACATATTGCCATTCAACTCCACATGAACTAAGTAAGGTAAAAGAAAGTACTATTAGTATTTTTTTCATAATTTTAAACTAGTTGGGTACTTTTTATAAATAGGTTCCGTAACTGGGTTTTCTAATGAATATAGTTTATATATTGTTTTAAATAAATCAAAATTATAATCTATCTCATCTATAACTTTTATCTGCCATCCTTTTCCTTGGTATACTCCTTTCTTTTTAGAAGCAGATCTAGTACTAGATTTCAACCATATGATGCCGGTTCTGTCTATTTTTATACCTTTAACTTCCTCTATAGCTTTAGCATATGCTGAAAGTTGTAGATTATAAGCTCTATGTAGTGAATTAGAAGTCTTTAAATCTAGAAGCCAGGTTTCACCATCCATTTTTACAACTAAGTCAGCAGTACCTGCATATTTAAATTTATCCGAAAATACAAATTCTTCAGTGGAGATTAATTCAGGCTTATGAGTAGACCAAAAATCATAGAACTTTAAAATCATCTCCCATACTATTTGAGAATACTTAGCATTGCCGTAATCATCCATCCAGTTTACTTCTTCACCTTTTACAAGAGCTTCTGCTGCTTCATGTACCTGGGTTCCTTCTTTACCTGCTTTTCTCATAATAAGATCAGCATTATGCCCTACATCTTTTAACCAGTTATCAAAGAATTTATTCTTTGGCATATATTGAAGGATAGTAGTGACTGAGGGATAATATACTCCTTCATCTCTTTTGTAAACCCTGCGGTCTAAAAAATTAATTTGTTTAAGATCAGGTTTAAAATCTAATCTATTTTTTGAATTTTCTTTTAAAATATTTGTACCTTGACGAATCATAAGGCGTTAATTTTATGCAGCATTAAACCGGATAGGTCTAATTCTTCTGCTGATTGTATAAGACGAGTAAAGGCTTGAAAGCCCATCTCGCTAGGATCTTTTTGTTGTAAGTCTACTAGGAAGACCCTCTTACCTAGATTTAATAAATTCTCTGCTATTTCTAATGCATCTTTTTGTGCATCTTCATCTAAAGCAATATATATATCCTCTACTTTAGAAGTAATAATTTTTTTCATTAAGGAAGGAGATAAGCTTTTTCCTAATATAGGAACTGCGTTTCTACGAATAGCCATAGCATCAAATGCTCCTTCACATAAAATAATCGGTTGATTCCAATTAATTAAATTCTCAAAAAATATTATGTCTTTGGAAGCTTCGGGATTTTTATATTTAAAATATGCTCCTTCATAAGTTCTTCCAACAAAATAATTGAGCCTATTGGACTCAGAATAGCTAGGGATAATGATTCTTCCGCCATAGTCTCCACTTGTTGTGTATCCAACATTATATTTAATAAAATCATTGTCGGTAAGTCCTCGTTCATATAGGTATTTTCTTACTTTGTTAGCAATAATAGAAGTTCTAGAGGCTGAGTAGAGTGATTGATACTCTTCAGGAAGTTCTACTATTTCTTCATTCTTATATTCGTATTTCTTACCTTTTTTTACATACTTAAGAATTTCTTGAGCTTCGCTTTTAGGTAATTTTAATTGCTTAATAAGTGAATATATAGATTGACCTCTAGTTTTACAAACCCAGCATTCCCAGTAGTTTTTACCTTCATCGTTAGTAACCATATTGATTTCTAACTTGGGTTTACGGTGATTACAAAAAGGACAATGAAAAGCATAGTTATCTCTAGCTCTCTTATGACTTTTTCCTAATACATTCTCTACTGAACCTAATAAAAAGGTATAATCCATACATAACAGTTAATATATAAAGATACGAAAAAATGTAGTAAGGACCAACTATACGTCGGTCATTTTTATTTTTCCTGATTTTGGATGTACCATGAAGTTGTCTGGTCTTACATCTAATTCTTCTGGGTCAATACCGTAATTTTCAGCTTCTTTTTCTAGAGCATCCATAAATTCTTCTGGTATATCACCTCTATATTCTCCCATAACCTCCATTGTAATGATGCCTAATTTACCTCCTAGTCTTTTAACATCGTAGATATAGACAAAATTATTTGTTTTTTTACCTTTAAGTATCTCTGCGTGATCTAGTTCTATTTCGTCTGTTGTTACTTTCACAGCTTTACCGTTTAAGAGGTAAACAGAACCGTAATCTCCAGAACCTAAATATTTTCCTCCCTGATCTTGTATTTTATCAATTTCTCGATTAAAATCAGGATCATATTGAAGTGGTCCCTCTAATATGATTTTTGATAGTTTCATTATTTTATTTTAAACCCAAACTTAATTTTTGGGTAATAGTCTCTTTCACCCGGCTCGTAGTCATAGAATCTAGTTGATTGCTTTTCATCAACTTCGTAACCGCTAGAATTAATAATATTAATTACTTTATTAAACTCATCTTCAGGAATATCTTCCTTTTCAATAAACGATAAACTACCGAACCCTTTATCTTTTAAAGGATCATCTTCAGGTCTTCCTCCGCTATAAGCTCCTATTGAAACTGAAAGATGGAAATCTTTAGTAAGAGCAGATTTTACTTTAGCCTCTAATTCGTTTTCCTGCTGTCTGAACTCTCCGTATTCGTTGAGTAGTATGTCTGTTAATTTCATAATTTAATTACTCGTAATTTTAACTCACCTGTGCCTTTTATTAACCTGTGGTAGACACCCTTTCTAATAAATAGTCGTTTTAAACTCTCAGGGTTATTATTATCGAATTGGAATTTCCAATCAGTTTCATGTAGAGGTTCGATAATACGATCTTCCCTATCTCTATGCCATACCATCTCTTCTTCTGATATGTTTTGAGTAAAGATTCTTACTTCTCCTTCTTCTATGTACGGTCTACCAGTATCCACTAAAATTTTTAGAACCTCCTAATGATTTCCAATAACGTCCAATATTACAAGACCAGTATCCTGGTTTTGTTTTATCTTTTTTCTTATCGCAGTTATGTCTAGCAGCAAAAGAAGCTCTTGCTCCTGGCTCTTTTATCTTAACAGATAAATTACCGCTATCGCCAAAATTAACTTTTTTTACGTTTCCTGTTTTAGGGTTTTTAACGTAAACGTAGAATTTTTTAGGTCCTCCTCTTTTAGGTTTATTTAAAGCTACATCTTTACCTTTATATTCTGCTTCATCTACCATTGGTAAATCTAAAGGTACTTTTTCACCTTCAAATACTCCATACTCGCCGATATCTGTAGATTCTAATAATTGAGCATCTTCTTCATTGAGTTCAATAAGACCGTCTCTCCAGGCGTCTCTTGCTTCAGCAAATAATTGTATAAATCTTTCGCTAGAATAACGGTAGACATTTTCAGACAACGTTAGTCTGTTTTCTAAGTGGTATTCTAATGATGGAAGTCCTACTATGTCTTTAATTTTTATCATCTAAAAAATCTTTTCTGTAAAATTTACCGAGGATATTATCGTTAATGTAATTATTACGGGTCTCTAATACCTCATTTATAAATAGGTATTTACACTCATAATAAGTTAATTGTTTTTTATCTGGTACGTATTGTAATATTTCTCTTTTGAAATCCTTTTGATTTCCTTCTTTAACTAATTCTAATACCTCTTTTTGAGAACCGTAATATGTCTTCCAATCTGATTCAGTAACTACTTTTTGCTTTAATGGAGTTCTACCTCCAATACCTTTAGCTTTTCTCTCTTCTCTTAAAGCTTCTAAAGCTCTTTTACCTAATCTTTTATTACGTTCAAAGTAAAGTACTTTTTTTCCTAAGTATTTTCTACCTGATGGAATATGGGTGACTTCATAAATAAAACCGTATGAATTCTCTGGCATTGCTTTTATCGAAACTACTGGTGTGCCTTTATAAATCCAAGTTGGGTCGGTCATTATTTTAGAGATTTAATTATTTTATCTACATCAAATACATCCTCTAGTTTTTGATAAGGACATGATGTGATATCTTGAGATAATCCAAATGGTTGATATAGGTTATTAGGAAAATCTACCGATATAGTAAAATTATTAGCTTTAATATTATCGTGCATTTCGTAGCCATATACCTCCGGTTTAGTTGTAACCCAGCAGACTGTAGAAGATAATTGATATGCTGCAGCTAGGTGTTGTGCAAAAGAATCAATTAACAACCTCTTATCTGCAAGCTGTAGCAATATAGCTATACTTCTAAATCCATCTAAAGCATGAAGAGTATCTGGATATTTTTTTTGATCCTCTCTTTTTATATGAACTATAGAGTGAGTTGCTTTAAATTCTTCGATAATTTTAAGTACAGCGGGCTCTGGGATATCTCTAGTCCAGGAATAATTAAATCCCTGATTTTGAGGTCCTCCGTTAGTTTGGATTGCTAGGATTGGCTTATCTGTATTATAAAAAGGAGAAAAATACTCTATTTCAGATTTCGTTAAATATATTTGAGGAGTTTCTCCTGTATACTCTAATCCCCATTGATTTGCCCAAATATTTAGTAAATGATCTTGCTCAAGAATAAAGTCCGATTGTGTGTAAGGGTCAGCAAAGTATATTTTAGTTTTACTTTCTTTTCCTTTAATATAATTTCTATAAAAAGCTCCATGTTGACCATTTTGATGTACTTGATCAGCTGCTGGATTATGTTTAAATACATCCGGGTAAGCACACACAACATGAATTGTATCGTTAGGATGGTGTTTTTTAATTACTTTAAGAATTGCGGTAGCCATTATATGTTTTCCCAAGCCACCTTCAATGTGAAATATAACTGTCATGAATCTAGTTTAGACTATAATATAAGAAATAATCTCTCAAAAAACAACTTTTTACCAAGGAGTTCCTTCTCCAGTAGTAATTGCATTTTTTGTGTTAATTGCCTCTGCAATAGAAGCGGAATGATTCAAATAAATAGAAGCTGTATCTATACTACCTGTTATCCATCCGAGAATTATATCTTGAGTTAACTCTTCATAAACTATAAAATCGGTATCTAATGTATCTTTGTAAGGAAGTTCAATTTCATTTACTGTTTTTGCACTTTCACCGTCGAATTCTGTTCTACAGTAGTATGAAGCAGATACAACTAATCCACTATCAATACTTCTTTTTAAATTATGTATTTCCCAAATATGTTCCATAATCTTATTTTATTTAATATTCATATTACCAAGGAAGTCCTTTTCCTTCTGTAGGATTATTTAACTCATATATCATGTTAGATAATCTACTTTGAAGCTGTGATTCTACCTGTTGTATTTTTTCCGAACCTAATTCAGAATGTACCCATCCTATTACAGTTTCTTTATCTAAATCCTCATACATTATAAAACCTGGTGCTTTTGGATTACCTGTTAATTCAATAGTAAAAAACTCTCTTTCAAATCCTCTAGGATGATTAACTATACATCCACACGTTACCTCGGTTATTAATCCGGTAGATAAAACACGTTTCATATCAAATATTTTCCAAGTTGTAGTCATTGTTTTATTAAATTATTTTATAATTCTACCCAAGTCTTATCAGGATCAAAATATATTAAATCGTTTTCTACTCCGTATCCAAGTATTCTAACATAAGTTCCTGCTCCAGAAGGTAATGAAGTTGTAAAATCGCCAGCTGTACTGGATAGGTATAATTTCTGTCCTCCCCATGCTCCGTAGGTTGTATTGTTGATAAATCCTTTCAATAGGATTCCATCACCTGGTGTAGTCCCTAGAGCAACACCGGCTTGTCCAGTAGCTGTCAAGTCTGCATTATTTTCCCCTCTCTGCCATTGTGTTGACCCTAAAGCAGATCGTGCTATAATTACATCTCCAGCAGCAATTGCACCGTTTGTTGCATCAAAAGAGCCGTAGTAAACTATTTCTCCACCTGAATCACCGTTATATAACGTAAATCCATCGTAAGATAAGTTATTTACATAAGTTGTGTTAGGGCTTAATGCTGTAATACAGTTACCTACTATAAAAGTACATATTATAGAGTTAGTGTTATTATAATTTCCTCCCAATATTGCACTAAAACAAGTATCAGCAGTATTACTCCGTCCTCCTCCAATGAAAGAACATGCTCCACTAGCAGTATTGCAACAACCTCCTACTACTGTACTTGCAAATCCTCCACTAGCGGTATTGCAACAACCTCCTGCTACTGTACTTGCAAATGCTGAAGCGAGGTTTGCACCTCCACCTCCAATAGTTGACTTATTTCCGCTTGCGCTGTTAGTAACTCCTCCACCTACAAAAGAACTCTGTCCGGCAGCGGAATTAAAATCTCCTCCTGCTATGGTAGCTGTTAAACCTGCTGTATTTCCACCACCGCCACCTACAGTAGATAAGATACCTACTGCAGCGTTATTAAATCCGCCACCTATAGTAGATCTACCACCACTAGCAACGTTACTACATCCGCCTCCAATAAAAGAACAAGCTCCTGAACCTGTATTTGCAGTCCCTCCGGCTATAGTAGCGACATTAGCTGTAATGCAGTTATCAATTCCACCTCCAATAGAAGCATTTCCAAAATTCCCATAAATGGTATTATTTGCCCCACCTGATATAGTATTTTTATCATCTGCATCGATTGTGTTACATCGTCCAAAAATAATATTTACATAGTTATCACAACCATTAAATGAACCTGTTATGACATTATCGTATCCACCGCCTATAAGATTGTACCCTCTTGTACCATCTATTAAATTATTACACCCACCTAATATTACACTGTGTCCGGTATTTGAATAACCAGTCGTACTGTTTGATATAGTATTGCCATATCCACCTATTATTGCATCAAATTGGTGATCTACAGAGTTGTTTCTACCTCCTCCAATAAAGCTACATGCTGAAGTAATAGAGTTGTCATCTCCCCCAGCAATAACACTTGCAAATCCTGTGTTTATATGTGAAGGTCCTACAGTCATATTACAATTAACTACTAAGGTATTGCCGTCAAATGTTAGGTTAGCTTCTGCTGTTCCTGTTCCGTCTCCGTCTGAGGTTATAACTCTATTATTTCCATCTGTTGCTAGAGGTATAATTCCACTAGTACCGGAAGATCCTGACGTACCAGAATTACCTGAGCTACCGCTAGTTCCTGAATCACCTGAAGATCCTGATGAACCTGAAGTACCGGAATTACCTGAAGATCCTGATGAACCTGAAGTACCTGGATTACCATCTTCTCCGCTAGATCCTGAAGAGCCACTAGTTCCTGAATCACCTGAAGATCCTGATGAACCTGATGTACCTGGATTACCATCTTCTCCACTTGAACCGGAAGATCCTGATGTACCTGGATTACCATCTTCTCCGCTAGATCCTGAAGAACCTGATGTACCGGAATTACCTGAAGATCCTGAAGATCCTGATGTACCGGAAGAACCTGATGTACCGGAATTACCTGAAGATCCTGAAGATCCTGATGTACCTGAGGAGCCTGAAGTACCGGAATTACCTGAAGATCCTGATGAACCTGAAGTACCGGAAGATCCTGATGAACCTGAAGTACCGGAATTACCTGAAGATCCTGAAGATCCTGAAGTACCGGAAGATCCTGATGAACCTGAAGTACCGGGATCTCCGTCTGAACCAGAAGATCCAGAGGACCCGCTTGTACCATCTGAACCACTACTTCCGCTAGAGCCATTTGTTCCGTCTAAACCAGAAGATCCAGAGGACCCGCTTGTACCATCTGAACCGGAAGATCCTGAACTACCAGATGTACCGCTTGAACCGCTTGAACCGCTTGTACCATCTGAACCGGAAGATCCTGAACTACCAGATGTACCTGATGATGCTGCAGATTCTTTTGTTCCTACATTTCCATTTTCATCTATTACCAAAACAGTATTATCAGCTATAGCAGGTAAACTAGTTAAATTAATTGCAGATCCAGTTATAGATCCTTGTATATTTGTACGGGTTGCTACTGTTACAACTCCGTTTAGATCGCTTACATTTGAAGTATTTAAGTGATTACCGTCAGCTACTACTAATGAACCAGATGTTGGTAGGGTTAGAGAACCTCTAGATGCTTTAGGACCTGCTAGTATTACTGATGCATATCCTTCGTTTGCTGATTCGTAAAACCAGTGGTTAGCTACTGAGTCATATTCTAGAGAACCTGTTTCATTTAATGATCCAGAATCAAATACTCTAATTCCTGAGTATCTTTCGGCAGGAGTATTAGCATTTAATATAATATAGTTATCCCCAATTATTTTTGCTGAACCGGTTATGGATTCAATATGTGCAAACGAACCTGTACCGCTTACTGATAGATTACCTATTACGTTAAGCTCTGTTCCATCGTATGTCAATCCTGATTCAACAGTAGCATTTGGAGCTGATCCATTGAGTGTAATTACTCCGTTATCAGTAGTACCGGTTAATGTAAGAGTTCCCGAAGTACCGGAACTACCAGAAGTACCACTAGAACCTGAAGTACCGTCTGCTCCACTAGAACCAGAACTACCTGAAGTACCGTCTGCTCCAGAACTACCGCTAGATCCACTAGTTCCATCTACACCGCTTGTTCCTGAGGAGCCTGAGGTACCATCTACTCCTGATGTACCACTAGAACCTGATGTACCATCTGACCCGCTAGAGCCAGAACTACCTGAAGTACCATCTGTTCCAGAAGAGCCGCTAGAACCCGACGTGCCTGAACTACCGTCTGTTCCAGATGTACCATCAGTACCGCTAGTTCCATCTGTACCTGATGAACCTGATGAGCCTGAAGTACCTGATGAACCGCTAGTACCTGAAGTACCTGATGAACCGGAAGTACCGCTTATACCTGAAGATCCAGAAGTACCCGGATTACCATCAATACCGCTAGTACCTGAAGATCCTGATGTACCATCAGTCCCAGATGTACCGTCTGTACCGCTAGTTCCATCTGTACCTGAAGATCCTGATGTACCTGAAGATCCTGATGTACCTGAAGATCCTGATGATCCTGATGTACCGGATGTACCTGACGACCCGGAAGTACCTGGTGCACCATCTACCCCGCTAGTACCTGAAGAACCAGATGTACCATCTGTACCTGAAGACCCTGAAGATCCTGAAGTACCTGGATTACCATCCACTCCGCTAGTTCCTGAAGAACCAGATGTACCGTCTATACCTGAAGATCCTGAAGATCCTGAAGTACCTGAAGATCCTGATGATCCTGAAGA